CCTTTCTCGCACTGCGTAGCGGATTGGGACTCGCGGACCACTGGAGGTGGTGATCGTGCCTGGACCCCCGCCGAAGGAAGGCGCGCGGAACCCTGCGAACGGCAAGCTCGAGGGCGGGTTCGCTGCCTCGGCGCAGCGTCTCCCGGCGTCGGGCCGGAAGGGTCGGGCGCCGGCGTGGCCGCTGCCCGGCAAGCCGACCGCGGCGGAGTCTCACGCCTGGCGGTACGTCTGGAAGCTGCCGCAGGCGGTGGCGTGGGAGCGGCTGAACGCCGAGCGCACGGTCGCCCGCTACTGCATCGTCCTGGCGGCTTCGGAGGAGCGGGGTGCGCCGGCGGCGCTGCTCGCGGAGGTCCGCCAGATGGAGGACCGGCTCGGCCTGTCGCCGATGGCGCTCCTGAGGTTGCGGTGGTCGATTGTCGACGATGACGTGCTCGAGGCCGAGCAGGCTCGGGTCGCACCGGCGGGCGGGTCGACGCGTTCACGTCTGCGGGTCGTCTCGTAGTGCCGTGGCGTGGACCCGAGTACGACGGCGAGTTCCCGTCGCTCGGCTGGATGGTCGCCGACTGGTGCGAGGCGTACCTGCGGGTCCCTGGCGGCGAGGCGACCGGTGAGCCGTTCGTACTGACCGACGAGCAGCTCGAGTTCGTGGTCCGTCTGTACCGGCTTGATTCTCGGACGGGTCGCCCGGCGGTCCGTCGGGCGGTGCTGCGACGGGCGAAGGGTTGGGGGAAGTCGCCGCTGCTCGGCGCGCTGGCATTGGCGCACCTGGCGGGCCCGACGCTGTTCGACGGGTGGGATGCTGCCGGTGAGCCGGTCGGCAAGCCGCACCCGTCGCCCTGGGTGCAGGTGGCCGCGGTGTCGCTCGAGGCGACGGACAACACCTACGCGCAGCTTCTCGCGATGGTCGGCGAGTCGCCAGTGGTCGACGAGTGCGGCTTGGACGTCGGTGTGACTCGGATCTACTTGAAGGGTCGACCGGGTCGACTGGAGCCGGTGTCCGCTGCGGCGGGTTCCCGTGAGGGCCAGCCGGTGACCGCGGCGATCCTCGACGAGACGCACCTGTGGACACCCCGGAACGGTGGCGTGCGCCTGGCGGCGACGATCCGTCGGAACGCCGGCAAGGTCGCCGGTCTGACGGTGGAGAGCACGAACGCACACCGGCCTGGTGATGACAGTGTGGCCGAGGCGTCGCACGTCGCAGCCGAGAAGGGGTCGGCCGGTCTGTTGTATGACAGCCGGGAGGCGCCGGCGGTCGACGATCTCGACGACGACGCCGTGCTGCTGCCGGCGTTGAAGGTCGCCTACGGCGACTCGAGGTGGGCGCCGATCGACCGGATCGTCGAGGAGGTGCGTGACCCGGCGACGGACCCGGCGGACGCCCGACGGTTCTACCTGAACCAGCTCGTCGCCGGTTCGGAGGACCTGATCGAGTTCGAGCTCTGGCAGGCGCTGGAGCGTGCGGACCGTCTCGCAGTCGGTGACACGATCGCCCTCGGGTTCGACGGTTCGGACACGGGTGACGCGACGGCGCTCGTCGCTGTCCGCCACCCGGACTGGCTGGTGCAGCCGCTCGGCATCTGGGAGCACCCAGACGGTGTGAAGGATTGGCGGGTGCCACGCCACGAAGTGCGCGAGGTGGTCGCCCAGGCGTTCGCCGACTTCCGGGTGGTGAGGATGCTCGCCGATCCGCCGTACTGGCGGACGGAGGTCGACGAGTGGGCCGCGGAGCACGGCGACAAGGTCGTCGGCCTGTTCCCGACCCAGTCGGATTCACGCATGGTCGCAGCGGTCGACCGGTGGTCGACGATGGTGCGGGCCGGTCAGGTCGGCCACACCGGCGACCCGGTGCTCACTCGTCACGTCGCGAACACTCAGCGTCGCCGTGCTCGTGGCGGCTACCGACCAGACAAGGCCGGACACGCCCGGTTCATCGACGCCCACGTCGCCGCGATCCTCGCCGTCGAGGCGCTCGGCCAGGCCGTGTCGGACGGGACCACTGACGACAGGGTCCGTAAACCCGTCTTCGCTTTCTGACCCCCGGAGGGGACTCGTGCAGATTCTCGCCGCCGCCCTCCAGGTCCTGGGAGCCGTCGCCCTGACGGCCGCCGGGTGGAGTGTCGCTCCAGCTCTCGGTCTCGCCGTCGCCGGCGTGGCGCTGATCGTCTTCGGTCTCGCGGTGGAGCGCGTCTAGTGCTCGGTCGTCTCGGACGCCAGGAGCGGCGTGACATCTCCTACCAGGACGTCTGGGGTCGCGGTGACGCGTGGCCGGCCCCGGAGGCTCGGGCGTCGAGGGACTCCCTGGCGCTGTCGGCGGTCGTCGCGTGCGTGAACCTGCGGGCGAACACGCTCGCGCAGCTCCCGCTGAAGGCGTACCGGGTCGGCGCTGAGGGTCTGCCGGTCGAGGTGCCGCGGCAGCCGATGCTGATCGAGTCGCCGTCGACGATGCCTCGGTCGCAGTGGCTCCGCCAGATGTCGATCTCGCGGGACCTGTACGGCAACGCGTTCGGGATGATCGTCGGTCGTGACGCTGCCGGCTGGCCGACCGCGGTCGAGTGGCTCGACCCGACGAAGATGGCGACCCGTCAGGAGCATTACGGCGGCCCGATCGTCTACACCTACCACGGTCAATCAGTCGACACCGCCGACGTCTTCCTGGTGCCCGGGTTCCCGGTGCCGGGTTCGCCGCTCGGCATCTCGCCGCTCGAACGGTCAGGGCTGATCGAGCTGTCGCACCGGGCGCAGGACTTCGGCCGTGACTGGCTGAAGAACTCGGCGGTGCCGGCGGCGATCCTGTACGCCGACGCCGAGCTGGACGCCGAGGGCGCGGAACGCATCCGGTCGACGGTCCAGTCGTCGTGGCGCAAGCGTCGCCCGGCCGTGCTCGGCTCCGGTCTGCGTTACGAGAAGGTCGGCGTCGACGCCGACGAGAGCCAGTTCCTCGACACGATGGCGCACGCCGGTCGTGACATCGCCCGGATCTTCGGTGTCGACCCGGCGTGGATCGGACTCGGTGGCACCGGGTCGAGCCTGACCTACCAGAACCTGGCCGACCGGTTGACGTCGTTCATGGCGTCGACGATGAACGCCGAGCTGGTCCTCATCCAGGAGGTGCTGACGGCGAACGTGCCCCGGCCGCAGTTCGTCCGGTTCTCGACCGGTGGCTTCCTCCGGTCTGACCTTCCGACCCGTTACTCGTCCTACGCGACCGCCCTCGCCGCCGGCTTCCTGACCGTCGACGAGGTGCGCGAGCTGGAGGACCGTGGACCCATGCCGACCCCGCCAGGAGGTGCCTCCGGTGCGTGAACTCCGTTCATACCGTCACGTCGACGCGCCGGAGCTGCGCGCTGAGGGCGACGCCCTGACCCTGTCCGGCTACGCCGCAGTCTTCGACCAGCTCTCGCAAAACCTCGGCGGGTTCGTCGAGCGTGTCGCGCCGACCGCGTTCGATGAGACCCTGTCGAGGTCGCAGCGGAACGTGCTCGGGTCGTGGAACCACAACCTCGACACGCTCCTCGCGACGACCGACTCCGGGACGCTGTCGATCGCCACAGACGAGCGCGGCCTGTTCTACGGGATGACGCTCGACCCGACCGACCCGGACGCGCTGCGCGTCTCGGCGAAGGTCCGCTCCGGCAAGGCGCGCGGCTCGTCGTTCAGTTTCGCTGTCCGGTCCGACGACTGGACGACCACCGACCAGGGGTTCCCGCTCCGCACGCTCGAGGACGTCGTCCTGTACGAGCTGGGGCCGGTCGCTTCCCCGGCGTACCTCCAGACGCAGGACGAGGGCGCTGCGGTGGCGCTCCGTTCCCTGTCGCAGTTCGTCGACCTGCCCTACGAGCAGGTCACCCAGGCGGCCGCTGCCGGCCGCCTCACCGACCTCATCCTCCGTGACCTCCCCGAGGTGACGGCAGAGGAACCCGCACCCGAGCCTCCGAGCGACACTCCGGGCGAGGACGCGCAGACGGCCCGGCGGGGCCGACGTAACCCGCCACTCCGCTGATCCGCGCGCCACGCCGTCAGCACCTCCACCGACCGCCGTGGCCGACCGTCGGCTCCGGCACGACTCCCGAGAGGGGATTCCCATGAACGAGCTGCACAAGCTCCACGACGCTCGCCAGCGTGCCTGGGCCGAGCTGCGCAACCTGTCCGACTCCGTCGCCGCCGAGGACCGCGAGTTCTCCGGTGAGGAAGAGGCCATGTGGCAGAAGGGCAACGCCGACCTCGAGGCGATCGACGCCCGCATCGCCGTCCTCATCGAGGCCGAGAAGCGGACCGCCGACGTCGAGGCCGCGATGGCCCGCTTCGGTGCGCCCGAGGCCCCGGCCGCCCCGGCCGAGCCGACCGTCGAGGACGAGCTGCGCGCCCTGGGTCGCGGCGAGGTCCGCACGGTCATCGTCCCGGCCGAGCGCCGCGACTTGACGAAGGGCACCGCGACGGCCGGCGGCAACACCGTGCCGACCAGCTTCTTCGCTCAGGTGTGGGAGCACATGATCGAGAACTCGGCGATCCTCCAGGCTGGCGCCACGGTCCTCAACACCGCCTCGGGTGAGAACCTCGAGATCCCGGTGACGACGACGCACTCCAGCGGCGCGCTCATCACCGAGGGCTCGACCCTCACCGAGTCCGACCCGGCGTTCGCGAAGCGGACCCTCGGGGCCTACAAGTACGGCCTTTCGATCCAGGTGTCCTCCGAGCTCGTGGCCGACACCGGCTTCGACCTGCTCGGCTACCTGGCCCGCCAGGCCGGCCGCGCCGTCGGCAACGCGCTGGGCACGGACCTCATCACCGGCAACGCCTCGAGCAAGCCGTCGGGCATCGTGCAGACCGCGACGACCGGCGTGACCGGTGCCACCACCGGCGCCTCGGGTGCGTTCACCGCGGACGAGCTGATCGACCTCTACTACTCGGTCATCGCGCCCTACCGGTCCTCCACCGCGTGTGCGTGGATCATGCGGGACGCCACCCTGGCCCGGGTCCGGAAGCTCAAGGGCTCCGACAACAACTACCTCTGGCAGCCGGGTCTGCAGGTCGGCGCCCCCGACCTGCTGCTCGGGAAGCCGGTCTACACCGACCCGAACGTGGCGGCAGTGGCGACGTCGGCGAAGAGCGTGATCTTCGGCGACATCTCCGCCTACCACGTCCGCATCGCTGGTGGCGTCCGGTTCGAGCGGAGCGACGACTTCGCCTTCCAGAACGACCTGGTGACCTTCCGGGCGATCGTCCGGGGTGACGGCATCCTCGCCGACCAGACCGGGGCAGTGAAGGTGTACGTCGGGGCCGCGAGCTGACCCTGACGGCCTGACCGTCTGACTGAGAGGGCGGGGGCTTCGGCCCCTGCCCTCGACGTCGCCCCACCCAGAAGGAGGACGCGTGCGCGTCACCATGAAGGCCCGCATCACGGGCACCCGTAACGGAGTCGACTGGCCCGCTCCCGGCGAGACCGTCGACCTCCCCCAGGACGAGGCCGAGCAGCTCGTCGCGAACGGCCTCGCCGTCGTCGACGGTGCGTCGTCGGCCAGGACGGCGTCGGTCGAGACTGCCGCCGTCGAAGCACCGGAGACCGCCGCCGCGCCCAAGCCTCGCTCGCGCAAGGCCGCAGCTCCGAAGGGCTGACCTGTGACGGTCGTCGCCGACGAGCAGGTACTGAGCGGCACGGCCGCGACGATCACGGCGCGGTTCCACGATCAGGACGGCGACCTCACCGAGCCGGGTGGAGTCGTGACGGTCGGGATCGTCGACGAGGCCGGCACGACGGTCGTTGCTCCCGGGGCGGCGACGACTGTCGGATCGACCGGTGTCCGCACCTACACGCTCACCGCGGCGGCGACGGCTGCGCCGACGGTGCTGGTCGCGACGTGGACGAACGGGACGACGAGCACCACGACGCGCGTCGAGGTTGTCGGCGGCTTCTACGCCTCAGTCCGCCAGATCCGAGACTCGGATGCCGTCCTGGACGACCCTCGCAAGTACTCGTCGGCGCAGATCGTGACCGCCCGACGGTCCGTGGAGCGTGAGTTCGAGGACTACACGGCGGTGGCGTTCGTCCCCCGCTACCGGCGGGTCCGTCTCGACGGCACCGGACGGGTCGAGCTGGTGCTGCCTGACGCCGAGCTGCGCTCCGTGCGCTCGGTCCGCGAGTACGACAGCGACCTGAACTTCGAGACCTACACGAACCTCGAGCTGTCGGCGATCCCGGCCAGTCGTGCCGGTGTGGCCGTCCGCACCGACGGAGAACTCTGGGAGCGCGGCCGGTCGAACATCGTCGTGGAGTACCTGCACGGCTACGACCGTCCCCCCGCCGACGTCCTCGAGGCGTTCTACCTGCGGGTCCGTGACATCCTGAACCGGCAGAACCGCGGCGTCCCGGATCGTGCGACGACGTTTACCTCCGAGGTCGGCGGGACGTACTCGCTGCTCGTCGCCGGACGTGGCGGGTCGATCACTGGTATCCCCGACGTCGACGTGGTCCTGAAGCGCTACTCGCGGCGCGTGCCTGGGATCGCGTGACCGTGGCGACCTCAACTGTCCCGGCCGTCGTGACGGCTCTCCACCGGCTCCTCGTCGACGCCGACTGGCCGATCCGTGTGCCGTCGATCAGCGTCGGCCTGCCCCGTCAGGCGGAGCGGGAGATGGTCATCCTCGGCGACGTGGTCGGCGACCAGGAGTGGGCGTCCGTGGGCGCGTCGCGACGTGACGAGGACTACACGCTCGACCTGTTCGTTGTTGTG